CTACCACGAATAGAAGGTTCGGCACTAGCTGTTTCTCCAGCATAATATGCGTTTGGGTAAGAGTTTACACGAGCTCCAGAGTTGGCTGGGTCATTTAAGCTAGGAACATTTCCAGTCATTGAGTCAAACAAAGACTTTTTAGCCCCAGGAAGCTCTCTTTCAACCAATAGTTTAATATAGTCTCCTGTGTATTCTTGCAAAGTTTGATTTCCACAAGTAATTGTAATACGTGATATCATTAAAGCTCCCAAATTGTCAATCCAGCGAAAACCATAAGGAACCCAAACACCGCTGTTATTCATTTGAGTCATATTATCTGTATTTGGTGGCATGATTGGACTCCAAATATTAGGCAATTCCACGCTTAGATAACAATCCATTAATAAATCAGCATACCTTGGTATTTTAAAGGTAAAATTAGATTCTTCCGACAAACGCAAAGTTCTTGACCCATCAAAATCAACGCGAAATTTTTGCATACCAAAGTTAGTATACCGAGCATATGTGGTTTTAAAAAAAGTTTTTGATGGATTTCCATTTAATATAATGTTTTGTTGGCCTTCACTAACTAATTGCATTAATCCTCCTGCCATAATTTAGATATATTATACAGATAAATTATATTTTTAACTATTTTGATTGTTTAATTATATTTTAAATTGGTATAATATAATAGAGACCCATGGATTCAACTAAAAAAACAACAAATATTATGAACATGATAAAAAATCTTAATGAAAATTTTGTGACTTATATGTTATTTAGTATGATAATACTGTTTATTATTATGGTTTTATGGTATTATTTTTATATGAGAAACCTAGTTAATCGTGAGTGTTCTGCAATGGACAGAATATTTTCAACGTTGGATGGTTCTATACAGTCTTTAAATTCAAGCGACCCTAATTGTAAATACACATTTAAGGACTATTACATTAAGACGGCTTATAATTGCTGTAGTCCAGGAACATACAAAAATGACTATGTGTCAACATGTGCCCTAAAAGATGTATTAAAGCAAGGGGTTCGTGGCTTAGACTTTGAAGTGTTTTCAATTGGAGACCAACCCGTTGTTGCAACCTCTACAGTTGATAGTAACTACATTAAGGAAACTTATAATTTTGTTGCCTTTTCAGATGTGTTGAATATTATTACAAACTATGCGTTTGCTACAAGTACTGCACCTAATTCACAAGACCCAATTATTTTACACATACGATTTAAAAGCTCAAATCAAAAAATGTTTCAGAATTTTGCTAACTTGTTGAAGAATTATGAACAATTCTTCTTAGGTCCAGCATATAGTTTTGAACAGAATGGGACAAATTTTGGAAACACTCCTTTATTGGATTTAACAAAAAAGAGGACTATTGTTTTAATTGTTGACAAGTCCAATAACTCGTTTATGGATTGCAAAGATTTTTACGAATATGTTAACATGACAAGTAACTCAATTTTTATGCGTGCATTGCATTATTATGATGTTAAAAATACCCCCGATTTATCAGAGTTACAGGAATATAATAAACAAAATATGAGTATATCCATGCCAGATGTTGGAACAAACCCATCAAATCCAAGCGCCATAGTTTGCAGAGAAACAGGGTGTCAAATGATTGCTATGATGTATCAAAAAAATGACACAAATTTACAAGAGAATAATGCTTTTTTTGATAAATCAGGGTATGCATTCTGTTTGAAACCTGATAAACTAAGATATATTCCGGTGGTTGTTAATACTCCTCCTCCACAAAATCCTGCTCTTTCTTTCCAAACAAGAAGCGTCAAGAGTGATTATTATGCATTTAATATCTAATTCAATGTTTTGAAATAAACAAAAATTTATAATTATTGTGTTATGAAAAATAAAATAATACAATAATATATTAACATGCCCAAGACTAGAAAAAATGGAAAAAATAAAAACCCATCAAAAAAACTTACAATGTGTAAAAGTCGGTATGCGTTGTGCACATCAGCTCCTTGCAAAGTTATAAAGAATAAACCTGGAAAAACAAGTTGTAAATGCACCATAGAAAATGGTTATAATTTTGCCACAAGACCATGTAAGACACTTAAGGCACACAAAACAAAATTAGGAACTCGTCGCATTTACTCAACATTTTCAATCAATGAGATGCATGATGGAAAACGAATTACCGAGTGCCCAAAAAACACGGAATGGTCAGATTGTTTAAACCATAAATGTGTTGTTGATTCAAAAAACCCTAAAAAAGCGATTTGTGAATGTACTTTAAGAAAATCCAACAAGAATTGGTTTACTATGGGTGCTAATAATAACAAAAAATTCTGTGGTAAAAGCAAATGGTCTGGAGCTCACAAGAAAGATTTTTATGCTACAAGAAAATTCTGGAATGGTTATTTTGATAAGAAGAAGCATAAAGACGGAAAAATAATCGGTAATCCCAAGAATATTATAAATAAAATAAAAAATTGAAATATAAAAAAACTACTTGAACAATTTTAAAAACAATCAAATAAACGTCAACATGAATGTCTATCAATTGGGTGATGACAAAGATGAATCAACTCTAGTGGGAGATATGTTTCACAGAAAATATGAAGATTATTCAGTTCAAAAGTATGGAGATTTTGTATTTCAGCCGAGAACATCAACGAATATGGATAAACTTTGGCAAATGTTTTATGAAAAACAGGATTACCCCGAGTTGTACATGGGAATGGTAGAAAAAATGGCTCTTTGTAAATGCCTACTAACAGGAAAAGATATATGGCACAATAAAACGGTCTTTCCTGAAAAGTTAACAAAACCTCTATCAAGTGGCGATCATATTACTTTAAAAAGAGTTGTAAAAAATAAAGTGTATTACTGTGATTGTATTTTTGTTAAATGGGAAAAAGAAAACTTTTATGAATGGAAACTGCAAAGTGGAAATATTTTACAGCTTAGACAGAGTTATATTGATGGACTTTTACCAAAAGATAAACGATATCTAAAAATGTTTATATAAATGAAAAAGCAAGTATATTTTACCGAATATTTTATTTTTTTCTTTTTTCTTTTAATAATATAAGTCTATTAAATGAAAAACATATGCGATAAATCAATGAACTTCCAAGAGTGTGAATTAGCAATATTAAGAGCCTCTGTAGATAAAGCCGAAGAGCGTTCTGGAAGATCTGTAGCCAATTCAGGAGAAGTGAAAAAAATAATAAATATTGTAGAAAACTTTATTCGTAGGAAAAAAGTGATTTGTTACGGTGGAACTGCAATTAATAATATTTTGCCAAAAGCTGACCAATTTTATAATACTGAAGTAGAGATACCAGATTATGATTTTTTCTCTCCCAATGCGTTAAGCGATAGTAAGGAATTAACAGATGATTATGTAAAAGCCGGATTTTTAGAAGTAGAAGCCAAATCAGGACAACACAAGGGAACGTATAAAGTATTCGTTAATTTTATACCTGTTGCAGACATAACTTTTTTACACAAGGAGTTATACAAATCCGTAAGAAAAGAGGCAATAAAAGTAGATGGGATTTTATACGCACCGCCAAATTATTTAAGAATGTCAATGTACTTGGAGCTATCAAGACCAGCAGGCGATGTTTCAAGATGGGAAAAAGTTTTAAAGAGATTAACTCTTCTCAATAAAAACTATCCATTAAAATCTAAACATTGTGATGATATAGAAGTATTTCAGAGAGAAATGATAAATAAAGAAGACGAAGATAAAATATTTGAGATAACCAAAAACTCATTTATTAATCAAGGAGTGGTATTTTTTGGAGGGTATGCTATTTCTCTCTATTTGCAGTATATGCCAAGACATTTACACAAGAAGCTAGAAAAGATACCGGATTTTGATGTTTTATCAGAAGACCCAAAAAAGACGGCGGAAATTTTGAGGGAGCGTTTGAAAGATGCTGGTTATAAAACTGTTAAAATTATAAAACGTAAAGAAATTGGAGAGATTGTAGCTCCACATTATCAAATAATGATAGGAGCGGATACGATTGCTTTTATTTATAAACCAATTGCGTGTCATAGTTATAATGTTATAACAGTTGATGGAGATAAAGTAAAAATAGCAACAATTGATACGATGTTGAGTTTCTACTTGGCTTTTTTATATTCAGACAGAAATTATTATGATTCGGAGAGAATTGTATGCATGGCACAGTTTCTATTTGAAGTTCAACAAAGAAACAGATTACAACAAAAAGGGCTTTTAAAAAGGTTCAGTATTAATTGTTACGGACATCAAGAAACAGTGGAAGAGATGAGAGCAGAAAAGGCTGAAAAATTTAAAGAATTAAAGGATTATAAGAAAAAACAAAGTGCAGAATACGAAGAATGGTTCTTGCGTTATAGACCGGCGGATGATTTGTCTCTCAAAGAAAAGAAGACTCAGGAGAGAAAGTTGAAGAAATCCAAGACTGCAACAAAGAAGCAAACACTAACGAAGACGAAAACAAAGAAACGTGGTCGCGGGGGTTTGTTTTTTTAAAATAAAAAGGAGGGGTCTTAGCTGCGCAAAAGGGTCTGGAAATCCTTCGGATTTCTGATGGCCTTGTTTCCCTACTATTAGAAGCAATAATAATCAATAAAAATCATATACAGTTCCATTATTATTTTTGATATTATTTTAAAAATAATATGTTCATAAAGCTCATTGGGTATAAATTTCTTTAAATAAATAACAAAACACACTGTATAATATATAGTTCGTTCAACACAATACTTTAATATTCTGTTGTGAAATATTTGATATAAAGACCAATTATTAACATAACTGCACATTTGAGTACTACATTGTTTAATATAAAATAGGTGTATGTCAAGTAATCCAGAGAGAACACGGTGGAAATTTGTTTTTTCATTTTTAACCGATAATAAGTATTTAATTTTATCAGAACCGACGAGGTCCAAATACAAGTTTTTTCTATTAGGTTCTACAGGTAAAATATAAGGATTTACACCATCAAAAAACCGATTACTGTGAACCGCGTTTCCATTTACAACAAAAGGAACAAAACAAGACCGATAAATTGTTTCTAATAGGTCATCTATGTTTTTGAATTTATTTTTAACAATTTTTTTTCCTTTTTTAATATCGTGATAAGTAATAAAAAATTTTCCGTTAATATCAGACAAAAGTGAATCGGGTTCGGAAATGCGTGTGCGAATTTTTTCAAGGCAAATATCCAACTTGGCCAGATTGCGCTTCTCTTTAAATTGTTTTAACATTATATTATATAGTTCGGTCATCATTTCTAGTGCGTCCATCTTGTATAAAAGAGCACTCACCGAGCCAATACTACAACAAGAAATTTTTTGTATCTTTATATATTTTTTCAGCTCCATTTCTTTCAAAAAATAAAGAGCGCCTATTAAATAACTTCCATTAAAGATACCGCCATCTAAAATTAAATTTACATCTTCTGTTTTTTTCATTGGAGGTAAATTCTTTATTAAATTTTTAATATATCTCTTTACAATGTGCATGTTCTTTATTCTTAATAAAAATAAATTACAAATAAAACGAATCTTATAATAACTTTATGTAAAATATATTAAAAGTAAAATAAAATGCTTAAAATAATACCTATAAATAATAATATTATATGTCTGCAAATGACTTGTGCGCTTTCTATTGCTTGTCTTATAAAAATGAAGAGAGAAAAACAGCTCTAAAAAATAGATTCTCTCAACTTGGCATAAATGTTGAATTTTATGATGGTGTTGAATTTGATGATCCTCGTTTAAGTATTCCATTGGAAAATAAAGATTGTTTAAAAAAATCTTGGTCTTACACTTATGGTCACTTTGATATGATAAATAAATTTATTACTGAAACAGATAAAGAATACGGTGTTTTTTGCGAAGATGATATTTATTTGGATAAAAACCTTGCAAATGACATACCAGGCATCGTTGAAGATTTCAAAGCAATGAACTTAGATGTGTTACTCCTTGGTTACTTAACAACATTTAAAATTGAAGAATATCATCACGGATTTAGTATTAAAAATGAGTTTCATAATAGAACCAAAAAGTATCACAATTATCCTAATGATTTATGGGGAGCTCAAATGTATATGTTGTCCAGAACACACGCAAAAACATTATTAGAAAAATACTATAATGGTTATGCTGAACAATCAATAAATCCTGAATTAAATGCAAATATGCAGCCATTCTGTTCAGATTGGACAATAACAAAGGATGGCAATAGGGCAATTATTTATCCTATGTATGCAGTAGAAGATGGAAAAACACAGTATGAAACTGGAGGACAACACAATTTTCATCAGGATGTCTTTCATCAAAATTATAACCCAGAACAATTCATTTAAAATTTCTCATTTTGTATTAATCTATCAATAAAATCTTGCGGACTATATTTATTCATCACATAACAATTAATAATTTCCGCAGGTGAATAGAATTTATCATGAATTTTTTTAAGTTTTCTCTCGTCAATATTTACATTATAATATCGTTTATACATTTCCCGAATGATATTATGAGAAGCATTATCCAATTTAAGCGTTATATCAATGCGACCTGGTCTAATCAATGCTGGGTCTAACATGTCATAATGATTACTACTAATTCCCAATATTCTTCCAGGAGTTTCTTTAAGTCCATCCCACAAATTTAATATATCATCCAAAGTAATCGGGTCGTCTTCTATTGGTTTCGTTAGAGAAGTTAACATCTTATTTTGCTCGTCACTTGCTTCAACAAATGTTTGAATTACATCTGCCACATTAACTGATGCATTTGGAGATAATGAGTTTAAATTCAACTTTTTTCCTATATTAATTCTGGATTTATCTTTATTATTATCTCTCTTCCAAACAATATCACCAAGACAATCTATGTCTTCAATAATAATAATTTTTCTATCAAACCCCACACTATGAGCCTTATTATTGGAGTTGTATCTATCCTCAAAAAAGAAATCATCTAGTTGTCGCTTTGTCTTTATTAATTTCAATGAGAGAACAATTAAATGTCGCCCTGTCATATTTGCCAAACATTTGAAAAACGATGTTTTTCCAGTTCCTGGGGGACCATGTAATCCAATTCCTAGAGAATAAGGGATTCCCATTTCATAATACCAGTCTTTGTTATCAAGAAAAAATCCAATTTTTTCTATTATTTGTTTTTGATTTTCAAAAAACATGTTATTAAATGTTCGCGTGCTATCAAATGGGTATTCCGCCCAACATTCATATTTATAGTCTTCATATTTCGTTTTTATTAATGTGTAAACAAACTTTTGACTATTGCGACTTTTTTCAATCGCCTTTATGTATTTATCTTTCAAGTTATTAACATAATTCTTAATGCAACTTGTATTGGTTTCATATGAATAAAGTGTCAACGTAATTTTATCCGTTTTTGTTGTTTTCTTGTCTTTTTCACCATTACCCGAATCTTCAGTGTAAAAATCTGCAACAGCATATATCTTGAGTTCTGCATTGTATAAAAATGGTTTTTTTTGAGATACTATATACATATCATTATCCTCATCATCTTTATCATCTTTATTCTGAAATTTATCTATTGTTGTATAAAGTTCTTTTAATTCACATATAGTTTCATTTTTATCCATATTATTCGTAATATCAGACCACAATGCTTTAAATGAATCTGTAAAACAAGAAGAAACAACTGGGTAAAGATTATATGTTCCGATACACGAACATCTTTTTCCTTCAAATGTAATTGAATATTTTTTATAAAATAAACTTTTAACTGTGTCTCGTATGTCTATATTCCATGGTCTATTAAATGCATTATTTTCATACATGAGTTTTACAATATAACTTATTATAACAAATCCGACTGTTGAAAAAATGGCATCAATAAGTGGATTTCCTGTTTTCATTCGTTGAAAGAGAGAAATTTTTATTGAATCATTAAATGTGTTTTGCAATGTTTCGGTAAAATCAAAAACGGGCATAAAACTAATCCAGTTATAAATTATATAGTATTCTGTTTAATATTTTTATAATAAAGTATATAAATATTGCATTAGATCATATTATATAAATGTATTATGTTACTTTCAGAGGACAAGGACGATTTGGAAACTTGTTATTTCAATATCTAATGTGTAAATTATTTACAATTAATTTTGGCCACACTTATATCTCTGAGAATGATTTTTTTAAACTACAGTTAAATGAAACGAGTTGTGCAACTATAAATGAAGATAATGCTGGAAATATGATAAAAAATGTAGATATTGCAGACAAGCATATAATCTGCGACGGTTATTTTCAAAAAAGTGATTTTTTTATTAAGTATAGAGAGAAATTAATAGATATTCTTTATGATGAAAACAATAATGACTATTGGGAACAAAATAACGAAAAAATTAGTTTTAAAAATCATATGAGTGGACTTCATACAGTTAATTTAAATCCTTCTGATATTGTTCTCTCATTGCGTCTAGATGATTTTATCCAATATCCTTGCAAAACAAGCGATATAATTCCACCGCAATATTACATTGAGATTTTGGAAAAAATGAAAATAGAAAATCAAACTGTTTACATTGTTTGCGATAATGTAAAATATGATTGGGAACACAAGTATATTGAACACTTTAAGAAGTGGAACCCTATTCTGATACAAAATACATTAATTCATGATATTGCATTAATGAGGGACTGTAATATATTAATTCATAGTAACAGTACAATGTGTTGGCTAACAAGTTTTTTATCTAATAAAAAAATGCGGGTTATCCCAAAAACAAATTTTTATTCTGGACAGTCTTTAAACAAGATTGAAGAAAGTGATGAGTTATTTGAAGTTCAACCACTTGACCACGATGAAGTTCATAATCTAAATGTTGATGATTTCAAAGTAGTTCCGCTATCCTTTTCAATCCCAGATGAATGTATTGTAGAAAATATTCCAGAAAAAGAGTTTTTATTAGCACCACTAATCCCCGGAGATGTATCAACTTATGTTTACAAAAAATGTGATGAGCAACGATATTATGACATGTATAAAAAATCTCGTTTTGCTATTACAAAGAAAAAAGGTGGGTGGGATTGTTTAAGACATTATGAAATTTTAATGAATGGTTGCATTCCGCTATTTGAAAATTTAAAGGATTGTCCTGAAAACACAATGACAACTTATCCAAAGCATTTAAACGAACAAGCATACGAATTATATAACAAATGGCAAGAAACTGATGAAAATATAGAAAGTTATAACAATTTATGTAGACAGTTTTTAGAACACACTAGAAATTTTTGTACAACATCGCACACCGCAAAAAGTATTTTAAATTCAATTAAAAATGGAAACAGCAAAAAAAATATATTATTAATAACGTGCGACGAGGGTTTAAATTATACAAGGGAGTTTACATGGATAGGAGTAAAAAGATATATTCAATCAATTGGTGGAGTTGCAATAGATTATCCAAAAATAAACTCAATATACAAAGATTATGACATTAATTCAACAAATAATTGTTGTTACACTTATTCAAACAGAATAGAAACTGATTACGAAATGTTAGAATCAGAAGTTGTAGAAAAAATTAAAAATAAATACTGGGACTTAATTATATATGGTAAGGTTGGTCCGGATGAAAATTGTAATTTTCCATTATACAATCTTGTAAAAACAAGATATAATAGAAATAAAATTGCATTTTTATTTGGTGGTGATGAACCTTTCAATTTAAAAATAACAGATAAAGAAACACACCATTTAAATATATTTAATATGTGGATACCTTATTGGCGATACAAAGAATACTTGGAATATTATAAACAATTTGGAACATGTTTTGTTAGAGAATTGGATATGTAATATTTATGAAGTATAAAATACTCGTTTCAGTTTGTATTCTTTCATGCATTTGTTAAGAAAACATGCACATTTGGCACAAGGTTTGGAATTAACATAATTTCCATCATTCTGTCCTCTACCAAACTTCATAATGTACATATCAGCATCTTTCATTTTATTATAATTTCCAAGGGATCTTACAACGTTTTCTTCTGCGTGCAAGTTCCTATCCGTATGAAGATATGTGTTATAATAACTTTTACTGGTTTCTTGTCTGTAACCTATGCGATTTACTGCACTGGCTATAATTTTTCCTCTATAAACAATAACCGCAACATGTGCAATTACATTCGCTATCCGAAACCTTTCAAACCGTTTATTGTATTTTATTTCATCTAATACTTTACTTATATCTGAATTTGGCATTTTTGTTTTTAAAGGTGGTTATTTTTATTCGTCTAGTTATTTTTATATATGTTTCATTCATGTTTGTTAAAATAATTGTTGCTGGGTAACCAACTCTTGTGCAATCATACCAACAACACCAATCATTGCTAACCTTCCATTATTTAACTCCTTGTCCATTTTATCACCAACCGAGGTATCATTTATTTTCCAAAGACCAAATCCAAAATCTCCCGGTTGATAATCAGACTTTAATGAAAAAAGCTTTTTTGTAGGTGATTCCCATCCACGAAACATAGAGCCAAATTCACTAACAAACATACTAGAAACAATTCCAATCTGAATTTCTGAAGGTAAAAGATGGAACTGATTAATAGCTAGACCATCTGTAAATTGTTCCAAAGTTGGTAAGATAACTGCAGCTAACATTGCAATACGACCATGCTTCAATTCTGCTTCCCTCAAAAAAGCAATATCAACATTTTTAGCTACGACTGTTTGATTAAATATTGGCGAATTATCAAAAGGTGCGGTTACACCTCTTATAAGTGGCTTGCAATTTAAAATAATTTGCGAATTTTTTACCGGCTTGTTAAAAATACGAAGACTTTGGATTGAACAGAGACAAGACAAAAACAACAGAACCCTCAACATATTATGAATATTAATCACTATTAATATTTATATTGTTTTCATATAATTATTTTCTTTTCATTTTGATATTTGAAATTAAAAAAGTTTAAAACTCGTCCGTAAGAACAGCTATAATTCCATTTTTCAAGGCTATTGCGTTTTTTAATGAAGCTATCACATCGTTTAGTTCCAATATGACCTCATTCTTTTTTGAAATTATTTGGTCTCGTTCGCAAATCATTGAAATAAGTAACCGAACATAATTTGTTAGCGTTAAAAACAAGAAACTTGTTATGTTTTCTTTAACTAAACTCATAATTATAACCGTATTATATTATAATTATGATGTTTTTATATTGGTAAAAAAATTGATGAAAAGTTTATTCTATATTATTGCGTTAAATTACAATGAGAAGAATGATAAATGCGTTCTGTTTATATTTATCCAAGAGAAAATTGCGACGACGAATAATCAATAAAAAAGTAAATCTTAGTTTACTTCCTAATTCGGACTTGTCTTATATGAATTTGTCTGACATTGATATGAGAGGAGCAAAACTGTGTGCGTCAAACCTAAAAAAAACTAAATTTAAAAACACCATTTTGCAAGGTGCAGTTATTAATTCAGCAAACTTATCCGGAGCAAACTTGTCAGATGCAAAATTAAATTTTGTCAATTTTTCAGGCTCGGATTTAAGAGGTGTGAATCTTAGAGGTGCAAATTTATATAAGACAAATTTTGATGGCGCAAATTTGTCTTATGCTGACTTAACCAACGCAAAAATTGATATAACAACAAATTTTACAAATGCAATCATGATAAATGTAATTATAGACACTAACAGATTAAATATTGCAATTACGACTGGTGCTAATATACAACGCATGAATTGGTATGACCAGTTACTGCATAATTTAAGTTTTAAATCATACGGTAAAAAAAAGGTTACACCAGTTAATTTAACACAAGTTACTTGTTAAAAACGACTAAAGTGTGTCATAACTTTAGACAAGAAGTAGTATAACATTCCAAAAAGAGAACTGGTAAAAATAAACCCATACAAGTTTATATTCCCATCTTTGGAAAACAAGACTGGAAAAAATCGGTACAAGTGGCGTTTAAAAATTGGAAGTTGAAACATAAAATATAATACTGCAATTAAAAGGGGAATTTGAATTTCGTTGTACAACTGATCCAAATTATCATTATTTTTTTCATTTTTGTTATAGTTGTTAATTATATCTTCATTATCCTCTTCTTCTGTAATATAATCCTTTGTAGAAGCGGGTGGAATATAATTTTGTTGAACTTGTGGATCGTGCATAATAGATTCTGTATTACGAGGAATATCTCTAGATGGCAATTGAGTTGCCCCAGTAGAACTAGCTTGTTGTAAACCATTAACAATTTGTTGAATAGTAGTTTGGTCTAAAGAAACTCCGATTGGAATTCCAGAACTAGGTCCGGGTCCAATTTTTTCATTTGCAGACAATGATATATTTCCACCAATACTACCTCCACCTACTGGGTCGGTTGGTAAATCCATTATACTCGTTGAATCAGATGACATATAACTATTATAAAGAATATACTTTTAAAAAAGTATCGCAAAACATTGTAAATACCAAGCCTACATTTCTACATTCTTTTTGTTAGCATCGCATTTTGTTGTAACTGGTGTAAATTTATAACACTTTCCTTGGTGTTTATAAATTTTATCCTGTATTTCATCTAATGGTGGAGCCTTCACAATCAAACAATTTTTTCCTTTACAAACAGTTCTAAATAAAGTAGCCAAACCAAATCCCAATATAATAGACATAAGATATTTACCACTTTCCGTATGAACAAATTTACTCAAGTGCATTTATATATTGTATAGTTAATATAATATATAAAACAAAGATATTATGTACTATCTTCTGGTTTTCCGCTTTGAATTGGAATGGTTTTAATTTTTGAAGAGTCTGTAGGACACATGACTTCCTTTGCTTCATAAACAAAACAGTTGTCCACACTGTCTTTATATTGAATTTTACCGGTATTTTCTGGAGTAGGATAAACATAAATAGTTTTAAGCTCTGGTCCCCACACATAGACAAAGAAAAGACCAATTGCTAAACTAATAATAAACACAGGAATATTGATAAATTTTGTAAGCATCTTATCTTATATTTAGTGTATATATTTTTTTTAACCTTGTCCGGCGGTTACTTTATAAGTTTCACCTGTTTTTTCATTTTTTGCTATTAATTCACCCTTAACTAGCTCTATTTTCATACCCATTCTATGCGCTTCTGATGCGGCAATAGTTCCGTCAGAAAGTAAGTTGGGATAAATAGTAATTTTTGGAAGAGGGAGCTCGTCGTTGTCTTCGTCTGAATCTGAAACATCAGAATCATCTTTCTTTTCCTCTTCCTGTTCCTCTTCCTCTTCGTCTTCTTGAAGTTTCAATTGCGGTTTTAGTTTGAATTTTTCTGGTTTTTCCATCTCTTCGTCACTGTCTTTCAACTTGGAGTTAATTTCAGGAATTGCCTCGGAAAAAGCCACGTTTTTTACTCGTTTTCTTTTTTCTTGTTCTACTCCAACTCTAAAAGAAACCACCTTTTGACCACCTTCTGTCAAGTCCCATTCTAAATTTTCATTTGTAATAGACAACTGTATTAAATGAAACGTGTTGTCATCTATATTATACTCAACACCATTATATGCATACTTTTTATTCATGATTTCATTTGCCCGAGGCTGAATTGAATTAGTATATAATTCAACTGCATCAACTATCAACTGTGTATTTTGCGTAGACTTGTACTGATTAATCATTAAATTAAAGTTATCTAGGTTGTTATAAAACTCTAGCTGTTGTTTTACTATTTCTGCTTTTTTTTCTTCATTATCCACAACATTTAAATAGGTTTCTAGAGTAAACTCGTATATTTTTGTAAATTCTGATACTTGTTCCTTTAATATGTCAAATCTTGATACAGCTTGTTCGGGGGTAATATACCCAAAAAGCAAATCATTTTTATCAATAATAACTTTGTGTTTATATTCATTGAGTTCACTTTCATCATTGCGAAGATTTTCTTGTATATTTTGAACAAGTCCCAAATTTATATTTATATTGAATGGACATGGTTGTTTTCTATCACCACACAATGCAATTAAATGTCTTCCATCATCTTGTTTTTTAGTGGAAAAAATAGAACCAACTGGTCTTCGACAATTAATGCACTTTGGCTTAATTTTCATGTATTCGGCACGTTTTTCTCTCCAACTTAAGCCCTCCAATTTAATTATTTGTGTTTTCTCTTTTTTAAGATTACTTTCATATTTATCTTTATACCTATAGTATTGGTCTAAAGTTTCAATAAATTTTGTTTTTTCTGCTTCTTTTTTCTCGTCATCTGCTGTTTTTTCAATACTTTTTTTTTCACTCTTACTCATACTATAAATTATATCAATATATTTATTTATTTATTTTTCTGTGAATAACATCGTATTCTGTTTCCCAGTGAGGAAGTCCAGTAATTAACTCTTGGTGTGCTTGTTTTTTAGCCTCTTGAAAATTTTGTATTTTAGATAAAATATACTGTTGTTTTTGTCTATTTTTCATATCTTTTTCTAGAGGAGTTAGTTTTCCTTTATATTTAAAAAATAGTATTATGCCTAAAAGTAGCAGAAATCCAACACCTAGACCAATATTAACTAGAAGATTATTGTATGTATTTTTAAAGATTCTGCATTGCTTCAAAGTTTCACTTAAAAAGTATTTAACACCTGGTTCTATTAAACTAGGTTTAGTAAAATTGTCAAAATTCATATTAATGCCGCCTATTAATTACTGTTATAAAAACAAAATAAATTATACACAATATCTATATGGATAGTTCTTTCTTATCATTATTAATTTTTGCAGTAATTACACTTGTATATTATTTGTTATTAAAACCCAAACTAAATGCATCTGTATATGATGACCCAACTGGAGCAGAATATGCAGCTTATAGTAGCAGCAATAATACAGCATTAATCGTATATTTCATATTTGTTATATTAACTCAAATGGGAGTAAATGCCAGCGTTATGGTATCAAAATGTGGTGGAAGTTTAATGCAAAATATTGGTTCTGCATTTTTAATGACTTTAATACCTTGGATTTTTATTTTTGGAGGAGTACTGGTATCTTTAATCATGTTTCCTGGGTTTAAATCTGCATTTTCTAATGTGATAGGATATTTTGCAGTTTCAAATTCTGCAAATAACATTTTATCCGAGTTATTAGTAAATACTGACTTGAATCAAACAATAAATGCTGCAACAGATGCAGATCCCGCAAAAATAAATAGTTTAAAAAGCGCAGCTGAAGCTATTATTAAGCTATGTGGAAATATGTCCATTTTAATAAACCAAATTGTACCATCAAATTTTGTAGAATATTGGGATATGTTGACACCCTTAATGAAGGAACAATATCAAAATGGTGCTCCTGAAATGAAACAACAATTATTAGATGCTGTCGTTGTCAGAGATAATATAGGAGAAGCTCTTTGGTATGTTTATACAGCGGTTTTATTGATATCAATCACACAATATAATATTATGAGCAGACCATGCAATAAAGATTTGGCAACTATGCAAGCGGATCAAGACAAATATTTGAAAACAGAAGCTAGCATAAATGACAAGATGGCAAAGCAAAATTCAACTATTTACACAATGTAAAAAATTAAGATTTATTGTTCTCAATATATAGGCCTTTTAAGATTAAAAATAGATTATAATAAAATTGATTAAATATATGGTAATATTAATATATACAAAACACAATGGACATAGTAAAACCGTTTATGAAATGGGTTGGTGGAAAGACACAAATCATTAATAGTGTAATTGAACTTTTTCCAAAAAATATGAATAATTATCATGAACCATTTTTGGGAGGAGGTAGTGTACTTCTAGCTTTGCTAACATATAAAGCAAATGGAAATATAGAAATACAAGGTACTATTTATGCCAGTGATTTAAACTCAAATCTTATAGGGTTGTATAAAAATATTCAGTCAAATCCAGATTTATTAATAACTGAAGTTAAAAAAATATCAGACGAGTTTGAAAAATGTAAAGGGACCGTGGTAAATCGCAAAGCATATACGATTGAAGAGGCTATGACTTCCCCTGAATCCTATTATTTTTGGATTAGAAAATTGTTTAACGAATTATCAAAAGAAGAAAAAACGTCTATTTCTGCTTCGGCCATGTTATTATTTATGAATAAGACGTGCTTTCGTGGCATTTATCGTGAAGGTCCGAATGGATTCAATGTTCCATTTGGAAATTATAAAAACCCATCAATTTTTGACGAAGACCATATAAGGAGTGTATCTATTCTGATAAAGGATGTTGTATTTACAAATTGTTCCTTTAGTGACTCTTTAACTAAAGTTACAAAAGAC